CCTAAAGTACTATCGAATTTCTTAGCTATTGCCGGCCACATATAATAAAAAACATCTTTGCTATACTTTTTATCATTTACTTCGTAATATCCACCTTCCATTTTTTTAATCTTCATTCCATTAACTAAAAATGTATCCTTGTCTTCGGTTGGCAAAATTTCATTATCCACTGTGGGTTTATCTACGACAAGGGGCGCCACCGTTTCTATAGGTTGCACAATTTTGTATTCTATTATTGTACTTTTATTTGCAGATTTTTTATTTGAACGTTTTTTAATGGGCTGAGGAATGTTGTCTTCCTCATTATCGAAGGTGTTCCCTGGTATAGGTTTTCCAGACGGAAAATGAACCCAAGGCTTAAACAAATAACTGTGTTTAGATATTTCGAAATTGTCAAAATCTGATTCTAAATTTTCAGAAGTTTTTTTTTCAGCTTGGATATTTTCTTCGATAGGTGATTTGTCGATCTTCGCTGTTCGTTTATTGGACAAATGCCAAATAATACTTTGTTGAGCAGCAAGGATGAGTACTAACGCCAATGGATCAAATACAGCAACTATAACAATGATCATCCAGCTAACTGCTTTTTCTAATAGATCAGCGTCTGGATTAGGACCATAAACCAATGCAGCAATATACTTTATTGGGCCGACTTCGGATTCAACTTTCCTGAGTTCTGCGGCCACTGGTGCTCGTTCAGCACTTAATTTTTGTATTTCTTTTTGTGCGGTGTCAATGTCTTTTAAAAGCCTATTGCGCTCTGCTGTTTGTTGACGACGAAGTTGTGCTGCTCTTTCTACGCCCTGTTCGCTTGTTCCGCGGGATAATCTTTCATTTACTTGCGCATCCATTTGTGTCATTGATCGTCTTGCTGCATCGATATTTTCCCGTTGTATTTTTATTTTTTCATCGAATAATGCCAATTGTGCGCTGCTATTTCCTGTAACCAAAGTTTGATCACTGTGAGCTTTGCTTAAAAAGCCAAAGATTCCCATGCTGGTAAGCAGCATTAGAACTGCAACTGCAGGAACAAGATAAAGTTTGTAAGTAAATTTGGCTCTGTGCCAATTAAGTTTTAACCAGACCGCGGCTGTAATTTTTCCTATTTCTAATGCAGCACCCATTATGATAATAGGAACAACCGCTGTAGAAAATATTGCTGTCAAGCCTGCTATACTATAAAACGCTGCGATACTACTAATTATTAGTGCAACTATTAAGGTAAAAATTCCAAATATCATAATCAGTATTTATTAAGTTATACGCACCTTTTTTGATTGAAGCCTGTCACTATAAAGTTGTCTCCCACGTGCTCGTATAAGGTCTGCTGTATCTTGTGGGCTTTGATCAAACCAATCTCGGATATCATCTGGAGTAATTGTGTCGTCTACTTCAACTATATAAATTTCGTAATGTCGATGAGTATTGAACCGAGCTCTCATCATTAGTTTCCATACTATGGAAGTAGCCGTTTCTGATCTACCTGACCAGTCATCTTCTTTTGTATGGTCACGCATCAGTGCTTGCCAAGTTTCTTCTTTGGCTATGTCAGACACGCAAATTACAGACTCTAAACCTGTGCAATCCCAGCTTAACACATAACTTTTAGACATTTGATTTACTGGCAAACAAGTCAATCAAAATCACGGTAAGAATAATTGCGGACCAAATACCAGGAGATTGAGAAAAAGTTATTCCGCTTTCTCCTAACAAATATCCCAACAGTGCATAAAGAGCGACTCTCACAAACATAGTCATGTCAGACCTCCACAAACCAAACGTCCCAACTTTTGCGTCTAATCCTGGAAATATCAAAACTGTTTTTATAACAGTGCACCCAAGCATCCAAATAAAATCCAAACTCATTGGGGCCCAGCATGGTTTTATCAGTTTTTTCCATCTTCAACATAACGATTCCTTAGTATTGATTAAGTGAGGGACCAAGGTCAGCAATCAATTCACGTTCCCGGGCATGGGCAGGTTTGCGACCCCGGATAGTTTCAAGCACATCAATTTCAAACACATCGGGTCCATGATCGCGAATGCTGCGACACAGGTTCCAATCTTTGTTCTCGGTTAGTGCACGACGAACGTGCTTTTGCCAACGAACTTTTACGGCCTGTTTAAGTTTCTGTCCACATGCAGTAATTCCGATGTAGAAGTCACCCGTCGCAGTGTTCATGATCATGTACACGGCGTGCTTGCGGTCTTGGCGTGTTTTACGTTTCAGCATATCAATATTATACCGAAATATTGAATATTTGTCAACCGATTTTACTGCAATTCCAACACATCAGCAGTGTAGCTGCCATACAAATACTGCAGGGTTTTCCATACAGATTCATCGACATTATAATGTTGGCGAAGTTGGGTGTAAACTTCGCGAAACCAATTATCATCGCCGCGGACTTGTGCATACTGTTGGGCACGTTTGAGAAAGTCCATCTGCTTGCTCCGTTTCGTTCACTGTAGCCACTATTATAGCACCGAATTTAATGGCTGTCAACCGGTTAAAAATCAGCAGTGATGGCATGACTCTGAGTATCGTATTTCACAAATACTTTTCCAACTTCGTTTTCGCCAGTGCCGGCTTCATCAAAGTAAGTGACCTTGTAGCAGAATTCGCCACCAGTAGTCAAGCCCACAAATTTCGCAGTTTGAAAAGAACACATACTGTAGCCCGATGCATCCAGAATCTTGGCCAGGAGTTTGGGGGTCAATGTAACGAGATACTGAAGTGTGTCTGCCATGATCATGTTGCTGACTCCGTTTTGTTACTGTATGATGCTATTATACCGAAATATTGAATATTTGTCAACCGAATTATTGGGCTAAAATACGTAGAGATTCCCCGTGAAGATAATCCATTTCGGACTGTTCTACATAAAAATCTGTGCGGGGGTCCCAATATTGGCCAGCCTTGGAATCATAGTACAAAATTCTACCATTACCGTAAATGAACGGTCCCTCAAGACCTTTTCGTTTGCCAAAGCCTTGAAGTAGGTCTTCAGTTTTCCCTAGAACTTTGTAACCCATTGCTACTCCTGTTTATTCAGTATTCAAGCATTATACCGAAATATTGAATATTTGTCAATCTAGTGTAGCGTAACAGGATCCATATTTGATACGCCAAAAAACTTAAGAACAGATTCTACATTGTCAGGCACTGCACTGTCTTGGTTAATTTCTGGCATAAGCACAGATTTTAAGTTTCCTTCGCTGTCCAACACGAAAACATAATCATCATCTGCCAAACTGTCTAAAAAGTCACCCTCATTAATATCTTCTAATTCATTTTCATTGGAAGGTCGTTGCATAATATTGCTTCTCCAGTTGTTTATTATATAATTTTATTAGTTTAGAAAGTTTGGCGATTACAGGATCTGTTTCACTAAAAAACTTTGTGTAGGTTTTGAATACATTTGTATCCTCAATAGTTGACATAGAACCAGATGATCGATTTATAATTAATTCTGCTGCAGCCATAAAAGCATATGCACCAATTTCATCAGAATCACCGTAATATTCTTCTACTTCCTTCAAGTTTAAATTGTCGTTATTACTTTTATATTGTCTAGTCCAACGATAATTTCTATTTCTGAATTGATGTAAATGTACAAATTCATGACCAAGTGTACTTGCTAAATCTATACAGAGCTCAGCCCAGTGGTCTCTGCGCAAGTCCGATTCATTAAAAGTAAAAGTTGTTTTTCTTGGAAATGCTATTTCTATGGTAATTGGGGGCTTGCCTTGTTCATCTTGGTCAGGATCGTATAAGCCCGAAACATTAAATTTTCCAGGAGGTAAACTTAATGTTTCCACACTACAAAATACACATTCTTCATATGGTACAGCATTTTTAATGCTCTTAAAGATTTTTTTCGATTCTACTGTTTGATTCAAAATTTTGTCATAAACTTTGTACAAACTTTCTAATAGTTGAAAATAATTCATTTTATTTAAAAAGTATAAAAGCCATCAATACTGCTTGCGCAATAAAGCCAGCACCGATAGTAATAATATTTAACTGATCTCTTAAAATTATAGCTCTTGCAAACAATAATACCAAAGCAGACCAAATAAACAAAATCATTTCTAAATTAGGCAATCTATCAGTCAATGCACTCATTAAAGCAATAAGACTGGGAATAGTAGCAGCATGCAAAACAATAGCAGCCATCCATCCTAGTGTATTTGCAGTAATTTTTTGCAAGTGCACCAAAAAGAATTTTTTAATCAATAAACAAAATTTTAAAAAACTAAATTTTAAAGTTGACAGTTTCATTTCTAATCTCTATAAAAAATGTGTTGGCCAATTTGGGTAATTTTGGTTTTATTCCACCCAGGACGCACTGTAGTATTGTGAAAATACATTGCTTTAGTTAAATGGGGGAGCCTATAATTTTCAATATAAACTTTTTTTGCAATTTCCTGACTTTCTTTGAATAATCTTTGATTTCTAGGTGGAATTCTAGATTTAGCAGTACAAGTCCAACTAAATTGGCAAATTACGTTTTTATAAAGTTTTGTTCTTTGAAAAACAACTTGACACAAAGTTTCCCCATACCTGCCAGATTCTAGTCTGTTTAAAGTAACTTGCGCAACAGCAACCTTTCCTTCAAATGATTCACCAGCAGCTTCCCAATAAATGTTTTTTGCTAAACATTCCAACTGTATAGCTTTTTCTGCCATAATTTTTTGCTGATGTGCTTTAGCTGCATCCGCTTTTTGTAATTGTTCCATTTGTAAAGCATTTTCCAATTTTAAATTACGCAATTTAGAGTCTGTGACTCCATAAACTGCAAAAACTGTGGCAAATAATGCAGTGCCGAAAGTAATGGTTGCTATACCATTTATAATGGTTTTATAGCAAATATGAGATAATCCCATAGTTGTCATAATGACCTCCTTTTTTGAATAGCGTAGTTTTTATATATTTCCTAAAAAATAGATAAAAATGCTACTATATTAACTGTTAATAATCACAGTTTTAAGAATTTAAATCAAAGATTATGGTTTATACAGTACCACGAATTTGAACACCGGCATTAGACAAAATTTCAGTGTTCTTATATTGATTCAAAATTGATTTGACAATATCCCCTGCTTGATTTGGTTGACACATGGCATATAAGAAGTAATCTGTTCCTAGTCCTTGACTATCCGATGCATACCCGGGTAAACTACTTATAAAACTATATATTACAGTGTTATCATTGAAACTGCTTATAGTCATGTTTGCCCTATCGTAGTTGACTACTTCAGTATTAATTCCCTCGCACAATAAATCCCAATTTAAATTAATCTTTTGTACAAGATTTTTATAAACAGGATCATTGGAAATTTGATTTAATAAACTAAAATAATTTTGAACTTTTTGTTCGTAATTTATCAAAGTCCTATTATCAAATGGGGCATTTGATCCGCCGCCTTCGCCCACATTGATTGAACTTAACAGTACTGCATCTTTATATAACGCATATGCATCAATTATTTCTGTTAATAAATTATGGATTTGCGGTCCATAAGGGGATTTATTTAATTCATCTAAACCTTGATTAACTTCATTTAAATAATTTATTAAGTATCCGCTTGCGCACCCAATAACATCTAAAATAGATGCAGGTCCACCATCTGGTGTTTTAGGTAGGAAAGATTTAAAATTTTCGATAATATCGGGAGGTAACAAGCTCGAATTCGTAGCTAAAGATTCTACATTTTCTGTAGCCTGACTTAATACTGTATCAATTAAGTCTGCTAGTTCTTTACCTGTAGTAATACTAAAATTGGGGGTCTTTTGATACAAATCTTTGCCAAAAGATATAAAATCAGCAAACACACTGTCATTTGGTCCGCCACTGCATACGCTTATACTAGTGTAATCTAACGCACTATTTAACGTCGGAATGGAACTTTTTAGTACCGTTTGAATTGTTGATAAATCTGCTATATTGTTTATTGATCGAAGTATTTCATTTAATTGATTAGTGTAAATAGGGTTTAGAATATCAGAATAATTAATACTTGCCGATTGAATTTTTACACTCAGCCCGCCTATAGATCCAAGACCGCTATCTACTAAATGTTTTGCAACACTATTACTTGTCCCAAAACTGCCTAAAGGAATCTGCTGAATATAAGTTCCAATGTTTGCTATGGCTGTTTTTAATGCACGACCTTCTGCATAACGATTGAATCCTTGGGTTAAAAATTCTTGATAACTATTAACTCCAAAATATTTTAAATTTCTTTTTTGACTGTTATTTGTAGCAATCAAATAGTTGTTTGCATTGGCAATCCATGCAAGAATTTGATTAAAGGTATTAATAAAATAATAGTTGTCGAAATAATTGCTACCTGTTAATCTGGTCATTTGCAAATCTATATAATATAATGCGTTGCCAGGTGTTTCGGTAAACCTGTCAGGCATTACTCCAGTAATTGCAGGTATAGCTGAATTCGATCCAAATGTGCATGCTGTGGGTTTTTTCCAATATTCTCTGAGATACCCAGTCAGATAAGGTACTATGATATAGCTATTATCGGAATCTGTTACGCCAAGGAATTGATAATTGTATGCCCCTGGGCTCACTGTCATCGCTACAATACTTCCATGGGCCGACAAACTACCAGTATAAATTGAACTTTTACTAGGTATATGGAAATACTGTGGCAATTCTATTCCATAATTTATTCCATTTTCTAAGGGATTTGCTATAGCAGCAGGAATTTCCGGACCGGGACTAGTAGTGTTTCCTGTATCTAATGCCATTATGTTATCCCTTGTACATTTACCGGAACAGTATTTCCAAACTGAACAGGATCGTCGATAAAAGTTTTTATCAAATCTTGTTGAGCTACACTAATAGAGTAAGTAGCCGCAACATTACTGACCTCAGGATCTGGCTGTCCTACAGAATTTCCGGGAACAGGACTTGCGCCTTGAATTCCCCCTGTTGCCCAAGGACCGCCTGCACCATTTGCAACCGACCCGCCACGGACCACTTCAATTGGCCCAGTTTGCCATCCTGTTACAGGTATTGAATTTAAATTACCCCTAAATACTAATTCGGTTCTATTTTTTTCATCTGGCCCGCAGTCCGGAGCTTGTTCTATAGTAAACACGTCACCTTTATCTACTACAACAGGCCCGGTGCCACCTACGACTTTGGGATCTAAAATTCCGCTATCACAATATACTCTTAACGCCCGTAACCAATCGTGGTTAACAAAAAAAGGAACCTGCTGTCCTTGAACCATATAGAACATAGCAGCCAATTGTAATGGACTTAACCCTCCGGTTTGATTTTGTGGTGTATTAAGGAAGCCGCTATATTGAGGTAGTATATCTGCCATTAAAGTTCTCTTAATAAGGTTGTGCCCAACTTCGCCAGTCCAATCAATGATAAACTTCGTTCAACAGTGCTTGCAATATCGGCAATAGGGGCAGCGGCCGCTTCGAACCCTGAGGCAAAACTTCCAAAATTTCCGGATGGGTCTACACTAAATCCATTACCAAGTTGTCCTAATGCTATGCCCAAAACTAGACCAATTAGCCCACCACCACCTAAACTTAATACATCATCTGATGCTAACATGATACCGTGGCCACAAATACCTTTGGCGCCTTTTGTTAAAGGCATTTGACCTTCTATAGTTAGCCCACCAGGAAAATCAATTATCCCACCGAAACAATGTAATGGTTTTTTTGGGGTGCATCCTAAATGTGGCGTATACACACAGCCCAACAGTGCTATTGGTCTTCCGTTAACGGTGACAGACGAACTGGAGTTACCTATTACTAATCCGCCAGGACCTAATATATCACCGATTCTGACCAATCCGCCTGCCATAAATTTCCTTAAGAAAGAATACTACCTTTGCTTACAGTTTGAATACCTGTGGTTGTTTGTATATAATGATCTTCCATTTGTTTGATAACTGGAGCATGTAACATAACATGTTGACGACCAATACTTACTTCAGTATTTATATCTGCGGAAATTAGGCTTTGCATCAACCCAATTCCTTGAGGTCCAGGAATAATCGTACAAGGTCTGGTAACTGTCCAAGTATCAGGATCTACACTAACAATACGGGCAACAATTTCGTCACCATTGACCATCTTAAATCCAACTACATCATTTGCTTCATACGATTTTTTGATTAACATTTAATTTTTCCTTTAATTGATCTTCAGTTAATTTTACAAGTCCTTGAAATCCGCCTTCCACAAACAACTTACCATTATGATAAATTTGTGGTACTGTACGATGACCCTGCTCTACAATAAATTCCTTTGCAGCAACATCTTCGTCAATTCTTATTTCTTCAAACGCAATGTTTTTTGATTTTAATAAATTTTTTGCCTGTACACAGAATGAACAATTATTCTTTGAATACACAGTTAGCATTATACGTTTCCTAATTTAATCATGAACCTCTAGTTTCCATCCTTTCGTTTTACCTTTTTTTGGTATTCCCCATTGGGCTTTTTGTATTTGCAATTTCAACGTACTCCAACTAAGATCATGTTCTTTACAAAAAATAGCTGCTTCATTGCCCCATAATATATATTCTTTGCCATCTGGGGAGGTTAATTTATATTGTTTACTATTTTTATTTAATTGTCCCGTTCTTAATTTTGCTTTGTCGGCAATTAGTTTTTTAGTTGAATCTTTTTGTTTTCGACCATACATTGGATTATTAACACCCGAGGTCAGTTCACTTAATTTTTTTCTTGTTTCCGGAGTATGTTGTTTAGGACCGTAACCACCACGTTGCTTTTGTAATTCTGAACGCAATTGCTTTTGTTGCTGTGCCTTATCAAAACCGTAGATTTCTTCATAATTTTTCCCCTTATGATTAGGTGGTCGATTATCTTCGCACACATTGGTTAAGATTCCGAAATATTCATATCCCTTTCTACCATAATGTTTTATCATGTCCCTTTCAATTTTATATGCTAGTTGTTCGTCTATTATATTCTCTGCTATATATTCTATTTTTGGTTCCAAACCTTCGTTCCGTATAGCACGAATTTTATTGTCTTTGTATAGATTTTGAACTTTTGCAGATTCAAATAAATGAGTCTGTGCTCTGTTGCCTTTTCCTTTGCCGATATAAAATGGCAAATTATTTCTCGGATCAATTAATTGGTACACATAATACATAATTTCAATCTCCTCTTGATATTTAGCAAGAGACTGAAAATAGTAGTTAGGTAAGACATTATTAAGTGAATGTTTATCAATCACACCTATAATATTATATTCTCTACTATCTTTATACGGCATTATATCTATGTATTCTGTTCCATTGTGCCAAATACTGTGTTTGATAGCTTGTAGATCATTAAAACCTTCAACAAAATAAAAACATAATATTTGATGTCCGCCATATATTGAAACATAGTTTCTCACACTATTATGACAATCATTATAATCATATGCAGATTGTGAGTTAACGTTGACTGCACCTATCCATCTACAATCTAAATGTTTAGCAAATGCCATAATGTTATTATTAATTTTAGGAGGAATTGCCCACGTCATGATTTGGATCAAAGAACAAAACCTTTAAATGTATTATTATCTACATCTTGTTTCGTTCCACCAATGACATAAGAACTTATTTGCGTTTGCTGGGGGGCCACTTGCACTTCTGCTCCTGCAATCCATTTTGCAGTCCACGGCAATGGATTGCTGCCAGGCTTAATGCCACAATTTAATCCCACTGCTGTCATTCTTTTACACGTTAACCAATCAACATAATCACACAATAGTTCAGTATTTAAACCTATCATACTACCATTTTTGAAAAGGTACTTTGCCCATTCTTTTTCTTGTTTAGCTGCATTTAGAAACATTTGTTCACATTCTTCTTTTGTTTCAACTTTAAGGCGAGCAAAATCTGGATCGTCTTGTGGTAGCAGTTTGATCATCATTTGTGTGCTTCCTAAATGAATGTTTTCATCACGGGCAATTAATTTAATAGTCTTTGCATTACCTTCCATTTTTTTCAACTCTGCGAATGCCCACGAACACGCAAAACTCACATAGAATCTAATACCTTCTAGTGCATTAACACTATTAATAGCTAACCACAATTTTTTCTTCAGTTCATATTTGTCAACAGTTACCGTGCGACCATTAACTATATGATTGCCTTCGCCTAACAATCTATACCAAGTACCATATTCAATGACATCATCATAATATCTACTGATGTCTTTGGCACAATTTACTATAGGTTCAATTTCTAAAATATTATCAAATATTTCACTGGGATCAGAATATACATTACGAATAATATGGGTATAACTGCGACTATGAATTGTTTCGTTAAATGCCCAGGTCTCAATCCACGTTTCTAATTCAGGAATAGTTGCTAACGGCAAAAAAGCCAAATTAGGGCTACGACCTTGTACACTATCTAATAATATTTGTCTTTTTAGATTGCTAGTAAAAATGTGTTTTTCAAAAGGAGTTAGTTCTTTAAAATCTTTTGCATCACGAAGCAAATCTACTTCTTCAGGTCTCCAAAAAAAACCTAATTGTTTATCGGTTAATTTATCAAACTGTCGATATTTTAATGTTTCATATCGTTGAATATTAACAGGACCGGTTGAGTCTAAAAATGCCAACGCTTCTGTATGTTTCTTTTTATTATTAAGATTAAAGACACTCATTGTTTTTCCTTATATAACACAGCTATCACAATCCTCTTGATTCATTTCTACTTCTTCTACTGGTTTAGATGACATTTTATCTACGTCAATTTCACCTTGGCCATCCATGGTGTTAAAATAGTATAGTTGTTTGGTACCATACTTATAACACATTAATAAATGCCCAATCATTTCACTCATTGGAATCTTTTCATCTTCGTAATAATGCGGGTTATAAGAAGTATTAACACTGATACCTTGATCAATATATTTTTGCAGAACAGCACACAACTTTAAATAACCTTCGGGACTACGTTGATCCCACAATAATTCATACTTGTTTTTTAGTTTGCGAAACTCAGGAACAACTTGCTTCAACACACCATGTTTGCTTTGTTTAATGGATACATAACTGCGTGGAGGCTCAATGCCGTTTGTACTATTACTAATTTGAGCACTGGTCTCCGCTGGCATCAGTGCCATCAATGTAGCATTACGTTGTCCATATCGTATTGCGTCTAATCTCAGCGCGTCCCACGCCATTCTTTCTTTATGTGGTACTAATTCATCTACCTCAGCTTTACGAGTATCAATGGGCAGGATACCATCTGCAGATTTTAAATCTTGCCAACGTGTGCAAGGTCCTTGTTCCTTAGCTAACTCTACGCTTGCTTTTAAAAGATAGTAACTCCACGCCTCTGCATATTCGTCTACTAATTCTAGTGCAGCAGGATCACTGTAACCGACATCATGTTTAGCAAGAAAATATGCAAAATTAATAATTCCAATTCCCAAAGGCCTAAATTCTTCAGTTGCAAATTTAGCTGCTAATACAGGATAATGCTGATAACTTAACAGTGCATCAAGTCCTCGAACTGCTAATGTACAAATACGTTCAAAATCTCTCGGAGATTTAACGTTGCCCCAATTAGTAGCACTTAGTGTGCACAAAGCAATTCTGCCATCAGGATCATTTAAATCTTTAAGAGGTACTGTAGGCAAATCAATTTCTGTGCAAAGATTACTCATTTTGACTGGAGCAATCTTTTCTTTAAATGGGCTATGCGTATTGGCATGATCTACGTTCATCAAGTAAACGCGACCTGTGTCTTTTCTTTCTTGCATAAACCTACTGAATAGGCCTATAGCTTTGTATGTTTTTTTACGAAGTTTTGTATTGCGCTCTGCCCGCTCATACAGCTCTTTGAACTTGTCTTGATCATTAAAAAATGCTTCATACAGCTCAGGCACATCGTGTGGACTAAAACAAGTAATGTCGCCGCCTGTAATCAGGCGCTCATACATTAACTTGTTAAATTGCACGCCATAGTCCATATGACGTACTCGATTATCTTCGGTGCCTTTATTGTTTTTTAATACTAACAAATCTTCTACTTCCAAATGCCATATAGGATAATATAAAGTGGCGGCGCCATTACGAACGCCGCCTTGGCTACAACTGCGTGTTGCACTTTGAAAGTGTTTACAAAAAGGAATTACTCCAGTATGATACGCATCGCCATTGCGTATAGGACTGCCTAATGCACGAATACGACCAGCCCCAATTCCAATGCCAGCTTTTTGGCTGACGTAACGTACAATACTGCCAGCAGTGGCATTAATACTATCAAGGCTGTCGTCAGCCTCAATGAGAACGCACGATGAGAATTGTTTTTGAGGTGTCCGTACACCAGCCATAATGGGAGTAGGGAGACTAATATCGTGATTAGATATAGCATTGTAATAATCCTTGATCCAAGATAGTCGAGTTAATTTAGGATAATTTTGAAACAGCGTTGCTGCGATTAAAATGTAGGCCATTTGTGGTGTTTCAAAGATTTCTCCTGTAACACGATTTTGTACCAAATATTTGCCGCGCCATTGTTCCATGGCTACATACGTAAATTGTCCATCCTTGTCGTGATTGATATACCCGTTAAGTTCACTCCACTCTGTATCTGAATAAGCCGACAGTAAATCCCGATCATAAAATCCACGGGCTACATTTTGTTTGACTAGATCTATTAAACTACATGGTTCATATGTGCCGTAAACTTGTTTTCTGAGATGATAGTTGATCAACCGACCTGCAACATATTGATAATTAGGATTTTCTTCACTAATAAGATCCGCTGCACTTTTGATCAATGTTTCTTGAATATCGCTGGTCTTGATTCCATTGTAAAATTGAATATGACTACGTAGTTCTAATTCACTGGCACTGACTCCAGAAATGTCTTTAGTGGCCCAAAAAACTACTTTATGTATTTTTTCTAAATCGAGAGGTTCTTTACTCCCATCTCTTTTTGTAACTTGAATTTGTGTCATTGATGTTTTTCTCTTTTATTCTATTTTTTCCATATCTAAATCGTTGACAGTGATTATTTTAATCAATTGCATGTTTTTTTCGATGTGTTCTTTATTTACAATTTCGTTAAACACATAATTAAGAACATATTTTCCTTTGTCAATCCATACTAAATTATACTGTTCTTTGGTCGAACTATTTTGATATATTCTAAGTTCTAAATGCGGCCTGTGATCGCAAAGATGTAAAGTATAAAACATTCCTAGACATTTTGCAAGATCACAATAGGTATTTTCGTAGATTAATTCCCAAGGATTGGGCCAATTGGTAAAATCGCTGTAATGAAGATAATGCTGCACAAATGGTGCATATGACCATAAAGAGGTTGTAGATTGAATAGCTTCTACTTTAGAAATTGTATTCAATTTTTGTCGAAAATCATACCAAAAGCGAAGTCGTTCGCTTGGATTTAAATTCCACATTGTTTAATTGATTAGAATGATAATGTGCTTATTGTGTATTGAATGTTAGCAGCAAACCCAGAACTATTGTCAAGATTGGCTACTAACTGTAAATAACTACCAGGCCCGCCACCGCCTACCCCTACTGCTTCCCATGTTAAACCTACAGCAGTCACTCCATCAGTTTCGGTATATTCTTCATCTAAACTGTAAGCAGCAGCGTTTGCTAAATTTCGTGCGACTTTTAACCAACCCACTCTAGTTCCAATGTCTCTTGTAGCTGCATACTGCACATAAATTGCAGGTTTATTATAATCTACAATTCCCGAAGCTAAATTAGCAATTGTGTTGGCACTAATAGCCTGTGTGTAAACAGTATAGCCTGGAATATTACTGTGTTCAGTTAAAATTTCAGTGTTACCAATTTCTGGTGCACCTTCTGCAAGTGTACCATTACCGATATATAGTTTACGTGTATCAACACTCCACCCTAACTCTGCAGTAGCAAGTTGAGGTAAATCTGTTTGTACTCCATGTCTATGTTTTACTTGACTGATTTGAACAATGGCCATGCTATTTTATCCAGTTTTTTATATTTAGTTCATTGTATAATATTGCTCTAAGCGGCGTAACCATTGTTCAGTCCAGTGCTCGAATTCTTCATTTTCGATTACAAATTCTTGATATGTAAATGGTTCTGATGCACTACACATTAAAATTACACCAGTTTTGATGTCGGTTTGATAGGTATTATTATGTGCCATAGCGTAGGCAGCTAACTGAATAAAATAGTCATCAATCCATTCTTTTTTCTTAATTTTATTAGTTTGTTTAAAATCCATAATAGCAGGGCTATTACGCCAAACTCCTATGCAATCAGTTGTACCGGCATATAACCCGCTGTAGTACACAGGTACTTCAACTCCCCAAAACTCCGACACATTATTTGCTAATCCTTCAAATACAATAATATTGGCCATACTATGACTTTGCACACTAAAAGGATTGGATCCCGGTAAGCCCATTTCTCCTTGTTTTACATAAGTTTCTAACCACTTATGCATTCTTGTACCTCTGCTACTAGCCTCTGTAGAAATTTGCTGTGCTTGTACTGTACCAACTCTACGGCGCCAATCAGCTAACGCTTGCCGCTTTTCTTCGGGCTTGGTTGCATCTAAAATTGTTGTTACTGAAGGAACCTTTGTGCCATCTGGCAAAGAATAGTGTCTCTTGCCATCTACAGTAGTTCTACTGACTGGCCGATAGTTAAATTTTTCTATTAACATTTATACTCGAAAACTCTCTCCGCAACCGCAACGGTCACGCTCATTTGGGTTAGTAAATTCGAATCCTTCATTGAGTCCTTTTCGAACCCAATCAATAGTTAAACCTGAAAGGTACACTGAACTTTTAGGATCAACGAAAATTTTACAATCTTGATACTCATAAATTTGATCTTCAGGTCTTGCTTGATCTACATATTCTAATACATAAGCTAAACCACTGCAACCAGTGGTTTTCACTCCGATTCTTAGTCCTAATCCTTTGCCGCGTTTAGACAAATTTTGTTTAACTTTTTCAGCTGCTGACTGTGTTAAGGTTATCATGTTTGTCTTTATAGTCTGCAATAGCAGCCTTAATAGCATCTTCAGCTAAGATAGAACAATGTATTTTTACAGGTGGCAAAGCCAATTCTTCTGCAATAGCTGAATTTTTAATTGCTGCAGCTTCGTCTAACGTTCTGCCTTTAACCCATTCTGTGACAAGAGATGAACTAGCTATTGCTGAACCGCAACCATAAGTTTTAAACTTTGCATCGGTTATGATACCTGTTTTGTTGTCTACTTTGATTTGAAGTTTCATTACATCACCGCAAGCTGGTGCTCCAACCATACCAGTGCCAACGTCAATGTCGTTCTTATCAAAACTACCAACGTTTCGGGGATTTTCGTAATGATCTATAACTTGTGCACTATAAGCCATCAAATACTCCTATAGTATATTATACAGTATTAGTTTACTTTTGTCTACGTTTTAATGCTCGATCAGCCATTTTACTGACTTTTTCTTGAGGATTTTCTGCTGCTTTGGCAACATCATCAGGATTAGCTGCTGATGTTGCAATCGAGGTTTTAAATTTTACAGTTTCGGGTGTTATATTAGCCAATAATTCCTGCATTGCTTCATCTTCTTCATTGGCAGCGATCAAATCTTGATATTCTATATTTGTTAGACCAGTATTTCTAATATACCTTAAAATCATACTGGTAGGTAATTCGTCAGGAAGTTCATCGTCAAGAATTCTTTGATGTAGCAAACTCAGCGCAGTTACTATATCAGCTAAAGGCGCCGAGTCACTGATATCTTCACGAATAAAATCATGTGCTCGCATTAACGACGCTTTCTACCTAACTCTTCGTCGCCACCGGCTGCAACATCGGCTGCTGCAAATGCATCTTCTTCGCTGCCCATATCTGCAGGAGGCATTTGTCCAGGCATTCCGGGGGTTACTGGAGCTGCTGCCATGTCCATTGGCGCTTCAATTTGTTCTCCAGCTAATGATCTTGCACCATTGTCTAGTGCATCGCGAGCGCCATTTAAAGCGTCCATTAGTCCCTGAAGAGCTGATGTAACCGTATTTTTAAACTGGTCTGCTTGAGCAGTTCCTACTTGATCTCTGATTGTGTCTAGTAATGGTGGCAGTTCTTCATTTAACATTTTACTTGCATCAGTAATCATGTCTTGCACACTGTCAACCATGTCTTTGGCTGCCAGAACTGCTTCTGCAGTTTCCAATTCTCCTTCTACTAGATATTGTTGATTTTCTAGCCAAGCACCTAAACTTTCACGCACCATCAGCATTTCCATGTATTTTGGATTACGCTCAGCTGTGTGTGCGCCATAACTTTTACGAATATAATTTAGATTTTCTTCCAATGCAAAATACAATTTCTGTGCTTTAGGATATGAAAGTTTATCATAATCAATTTTAAAACCAAACCGACTCTCGATTACTTTATTAAGGCGCTTAGTTTTTTGTGGTGCTAGTTCTTTTAAATTCATAGTATCTTGTCCCAGATTTTCATATATTTAGCATTTGAAATAGTTTTTTCCAATTCTCGTTTTGCCAAGCTATATTGAGCTCGGGATTCCAAATATCTTGAAATCCAAAGCTCTCTTTTAAAATTATCTTCTGCAGTTTTATTTGAAATTTTCTTTGTATAAAATGTAATTTCGCTGTGCATTTTAGCAGCAATTTTATCTCTTTCAAGTAGTTCAGTTGCTAACTGAAAATTTCTTGTTTTTTCTAATACTACATATAATATTGCTGCTTTTTTATTCAAAAAATTATGTATTAATTTTCCATCTTTCTTTACAATATGATTCGTATCATCGAAGATTTGAATTGTATAATTACTAACAACATACAGTTGATTATTAATTGGAATTAGTACTGGAATGTTTAAAGCGTACCTTAAATAGTTAATTTCCTTTTTTGCCCAACCTTTAATATCTTTTATAACTAGGTCAATCAGTGTTTTTCCTAGTTCTTCTTTTATAATTGATTCTACCTTGTTCATCTTTTGTTCTTTTAAGTATATCTTTGTTTACTAATTGATTTGCAGTTAATTGTTCTCTGTCATCTAAATCGCGTTTTGCCACTACAGGTGTTTGTTCATCAAATCGTTTCAGCAAGTCTGCTTCTTCATTTGTTATGGCTATATGTAAATGCTCAGTTAATTCAAAAATTTTCATCTTGATGCCAAATGTATTAAAAGTGTTATGATTGCAGCAAACATGGCACCTATAATTCCTGTGCCCAGAGTAATTAACTGTTTATTGATGCCACCTGACTTATTCGCGACTGTGTCTTTAATTTCTACTATGTGTTCTTCTAATGTAGATAATCTGCGGTCTAAATGATTTAATTTTTGTTCCAATGATGCATATCTTTCGGCACATAATTCAACATGTGCTTCTAAATTTATTTTTTCAATACTGGTAGTGTTTGTGGCCATATATTTCTCTTTTAAATAGTTGATGCATTGTTAAAATAAAAATATTTGCCATAATGAGTGCCCTAAGTATTCCTTGCATCAATAGTTATTTAGTTCTTCGACTCGAAAGAAATGAATGTTTTTTAATGCGCCATAGCTATTGAAAATTGGAAGCATGAATCTGGCGGTTTCGTCTAATCCCAAAATAATGGGCACTTGATCAAAGTCTTGATACAGTTGATCTGGTGTATAGACATCTGTGTGTTCACTGTCAAACTTCACTGCCCATACCCGTTGTTCGCCGGCCATGTCATGATAAAATTCGCCAAAACATTGTTTTAACCCCGATTTACTCTTAAAATTCATGGAGTCTAATATAATGGGACCTTCGCCTATCCTAGGTTGAGTTTTAAGTCCTAAAACTTGCAATACTGTTTCCCAGTTTCTTTGTTGATTTCTTTCCTTAGAAGAGCCACGCAATACATCTGTTCTAGTTATATCGATTATTGTAGTTAAAATAAAGAGATCGTTCATGCAGATATTTATAGTCAACAAAAAAGGCAGCTAAAAGCTGCCTTTTAGTAGTGCTTAAACTATTAATTAAGCGCCAGCGGTTGTAACAAAACGTAGACCAGGCTGTGCAACTTTAACCCCAGTCAAGTTGACCGAACTTACTGTACCTAAAGCAACAATATTTGCTTCGAGATCGGTAGCATTCCAGCTGCTGTCCTCAATAACAACACTTAATAGACCATTGGTTACGCCACCAATACCAGCACTGCTGACTTGATATGCTAACAATGTGCTGTTAATACCGATTGTGCGAAGAATTGCTTCTACTGCTTCACCAGTTCCTAGTGCAGTAGTTAAAGCAACGTTGGCATTTACGGAGAAAGCCTGAATTGGCTTGCCAATACCAGTGCTAATAGGTACACCCAACGAACTTGCTTCTGTGCTGAATGCAATATTGCCAACGCTAACAACGTTTTGTGCATTACCATTTGTACGTGTGAAAACTGCCATTTTGATTTTCCTTTAAAATAATTGCGTTTGACGCATATGATTATTTATACTTTTGACAAAATTAGCTTGTTGTAGAGGGCTTTTGCCAGGATTTTGGCTTAAGAAAATTCTCTCTACTAAAAACGATTCGGTCAATTAATTTTACTGCACTGCCATCATGCCC